CCTTATCGCTGACATATTTGCTCGCGCCCCGTTTTACGAGTTGGGTCGGGATGCCTTAATACTGGCGTGTTATGAGGCCGTATATGGGTAATATTTGTATAAAGTATAATTAATAAAGGAGGCATACTATATATGGCGAGGCGAGGCGAGCAAGATAATAGTTACGAAAGGGACGTTCGTATTGACCCCCTTTCGCTTGACGTGGAGTGGCTGGACCAGCCGAGGAAGTATCAGAAGTACAGTGACCTGCTGGCCGTTGCGAAACGTGCCTTTGGTACATGTAAGAGTGCATTAGAACTCGTTAAGGCAGAAACCGCTTTAACAATTAGAAAAGATTTGGCGAGGGGTAGGACAAAAAAGTACGACCTACATGAAAATACAAAGGTTAATAATGACATCATAACCAGTCTTGTCACAACCAATAACTTTGTAGTAGTAGCAGAGCGAGAAGCCACAGAAGCTTACTATCAAGTTGAAGTGTTGGTAGGAGTAGTGAGAGCAATGGAACAACGTAAGGCCGCTCTCGAGAATCTAGTTCGCCTTGGTTTGGGTGGTTATTTTGCCATGCCCAAAGAACCAAGAGATATCCAACAGGAATACAAATCATGGGAGGAGGTAAATGACCAAGGCCATATAACCCGATTGAAGACTGCTAAACAAAGCAGGGAAATAACCCTTAAAAAGAAAAAGAAAAAGAGGAGGAGTAGTTAGCCATGGCGCAATTGAAAAAGAAGATGAAGAAGAAGAAGACGGCTCCGACAGCAAGGCGCAGTAGCAAAGCCGGTAGCAGGCGTGACCAAGTCAGGCAGAAGATGAAGGAGAGCGAAGAGACCCGCACAAGGCGGGGCAGTAATACCGTGAACCTGCCTGATGGGGTGGAACGCTTTGAAGCAACCAAGCGGATGGAAATCGGCATTGTACCTTATAAGGTATCGGTGGGCAACCATCCCGACCAAGTCAACAAGGGTGACAAATGGTACAGAAAACCTTTCAAGATACACCGCAATGTGGGCATCGAGAACAAGACCGTTGTTTGCCCTAAGAGCTTCGGTCTCGCCTGCCCCATATGCGAAGAGGTGTCGCGGCTCTACAAGCAGGCCAAGGATGCATCAGAAAAGGAAGCGAAAAGTCTCAGGGAAGAGGCATCGGCTCTTGGTGCTAAAGACCGTGACCTCTTTAACATCTACTTCCCCGGCAAAGAGGAAGATGGTGTGATGGTATGGGATGTCAGTTACCATAACTTCAGCAAGAAGTTAGCCTCCGAACTGGCCGATGAGAAAGCCGATGAGGACTGGTATTGCTTCTGGCTGGAGAAGGACGGCTATACCCTGAACGTCAGGATGGATGAGGAAGCTCTTGGTGAGAACACATTCCTCAAGGCCAGCCGTGTGGACTTTGAAGCACGCAAGGGCAGCATACCCAAGGCCATATTGGACCAAGCCGTTGACCTCGACGCCTGCCTGCGCGTGATGACTTACGATGAGCTCGAGAGCCTTTTCTTGGGCGCGGGCGAAGCCGACGTCCCAGAGGAACACACCACCACTAAGGCATTTGGCAAGCAGGACGAAGACCAACCCGAGTGCTTTGGCAAGGAGTACAACGAGTTCGAAGACTGTACAAACGGTGACTGTTCCTTTGCCAAGGACTGTGAGGGTGGTGGGGAGCCTGCCGATGCCCCCAGTGAGGAAGAAGCACCTGAATGCTTCGGTAAAGAGTACGACGCCTATGAGGACTGTGCTTCTTGCTCATTCGCTGATGCCTGTGAGAGTGGTGAACCTGACGACGATTCAGGAGACGATGCCCCCGGCGAAGAGGAGCAGCCTGAGTGCTTCGGTAAGGAATTCGATGCATATGAGGACTGCACTTCTTGCAACTTCGCAAAAGATTGCGAAGGCGGCGGCGGCGAAGAAGACCCCAGTGACGGTACTGAGGAGGAACAACCCGAATGCTTTGGCAAGGAATTTGATGCATATGAAGACTGCGCCAAATGTTCCTTTGCTAAGGACTGTGAAGGCGGCGGAGAGCCTGACGACTCTGGTGAGGAAGAACAGCCAGAGTGTTTTGGTAAGGAGTACGATGCATACGAAGACTGTGCTTCTTGCTCATTCGCCAAGGATTGTGAAGGTGGTGGAGAACCCGATGACACCGGGGAAGAAGAGGAACAGCCTGAGTGCTTTGGTAAAGAATTCGACGCCTATGAGGACTGTACAGACTGTTCCTTTGCCAAGGACTGCAAGGCCGGGGGTAAGAAGAAAAAGGCTCCCGGTAAAAAGGGCAAGGGTGGTGAGGGTAAATGCCCTCATAACCATACCTTTGCAACGGACTGTGATAATAGCGATGACTGCGACACCTGCGCTTCATGGGAAGAATGCAGAGACGCGGCAGACGCGGCGACGTCTTAACCAACAAACCAATACCGAGGGTGGGTGCAGTTTATCCCACCCTCGGAAGAGGTTAATAATATATGACAGAGAAAAAGAAAAGGTCAGTTAAGGACAAACCAAGGTGCAAAAGCTGTGGTATCTACCTTGTGCCTACAGAGCGCCGTCCCCACCTTTGTACTGAACCTTATATGGAAGGGGAGTGCTCCCTTTACAAACCAGTTCTGGATACCTTCAGTACCCCACAAGCCATAAAATTTGCAAAAGACGTTTGGGGCATGAAGCTTTCCAAAGACACAATCCGAAGATGGTGCAATCAATACGGTATAGGAAAACAAATTCCTGCCGGGGCTTGGGGCAGGTATCGCGTGGACCCATTCAAGTTGAGGAGTTTATTGAGTGGAAAAGAGGACGATTAAACAAACCATCAACGATTTCAAGAACGAGGTAAGACAATCATTGCATACTAATAAAACAGATAAGGGCCGGACACGAAAGCAAATAGATACCTCGAGACTTGTGCCCACCGGGAGCACCGAGTTAAATCTGGCCTGCTCCAATAACATGGACGGCGGCTTCCTTTTGGGTACTATAATAAATATTATAGGCGATAGCCATAGCGGGAAAACCTTACTCGCTCTGACGTGTCTGGCGGAATCAGTAACTAAATTCAAAACCCACAGATTGATTTACGATGAACCGGAAGCAGCATTAGAATTCGACCTCCGGTATTTATTTGGGCCAAGACTTCCACGAAAAATAGAAATGGATATACGCAGTCATACCGTATTGGATTTTTACGGGAACGTCAGTGACGCTGTAAAACGGGGCGACCCATTTATTTATGTACTTGATAGCCTTGATGCCGTAACCACCGAAGAAGACGTTGCCGTTATGGATAAAGCAGTAGAAGCAAAGCGAGAAGGTAAAGAAATTAAGGGTTCATATAAAATGACTAAAGCAAAAGCCATGTCCGAACTCTTCCGTAACCTTACAAAAGGGATTGACGGCACGGATGCCCTATTAATGGTTATAAGTCAGACCCGACAGAACATTAACCCTATGAGTATGACTCCCAAGACCAGAAGTGGTGGGGATGCCTTGAGATTTTATTCCAGCCTTGAAATGTGGTTGGCCCCTCGCAAGCCACATAAGAAAGGCGACCATGTAATTGGTAACAGGGTCAGAGTTAAAATCACAAAGAATAAACTGACTGGCCAGAAGCGGGAAGCCCACTTCGATGCCTATTACGATTATGGTATAGATGACATAGGGTACTCAGCGGACTGGCTTGTAGAGAATAAGGTATGGAAGAAACCAAAGCAAAGTATAGTGGCCTCCCCACTGTTCAACAAGCCCATGACCAAGGCCCGATTAATAGCCGCTATAGAAAATGAGGGGAAGGAAGAACAGGTTAGGGGCCTCGTAAATAAAAAGTGGATGGAAATCGAAGAGTCTTTAAGGCTTAACAGGAAACCAAAGTTCGGGTGAGGAGAGAAACATGGCTAAGAAAGAACCCATGAACGTGCATAGTGTAACAATAGGAGTATCAAGAGTGATACATCATTTAGAGGAACAGGGGTTTAATGAAGGTGAGCAATTTACAATATTACAAGCCGCAGGAGTGCTTCTTCAATCACACATTACTTCAAAGACTATCTTGCTAAACATGAGCAAGATATTGGCCTCTTGAGGAAATAGAATGTATATTCTTATACTAGACATTATTATGCTCTTAGCAAATTGTGCTATGACTTGCCTCTTTGGACATTTAATCATTGCAACGCATAGAAAAGGCAATAAAGATGCTGTCATGGCTTGGTCATGGGCTTTGTACTTCTTCACCCAAGTAATGCTTTTCAGAGGGAGGTTATAAAATAATGGAGATTAAGAACAGCATCCATTGTTGTGAAAACTGGGGGAAATGGTTTGTAGATTTGAATTGTTTTATTGCAATGGGTAAAGCATGTGGGCTTGAATACAAAGTCCCTCCATTCTCCCATTGCCCTTGGTGTGGTAAGGAACAACTCAGTGAGTAAGATAAAAGCATACATAGGCATTGACCCCGGCAAGTCCGGAGCGGCCTGCTTGCTCGCGGAAAACGGCAGGTATATCTTTTACGACTGGCCTCCGAAGGGTGACTTATTCGCTGTACTGAAAAAGATAAGGCAATGGAATGATTATTATGACATACAACTGGCCGCGCTTGAGTTAGTTAATTGCGGCGCTGTACAGGGTAGAAAGTCAGCCTTTGCATTTGGTAATAACTTTGGGCACTGGGAAATGATATTGATAGCATTAGAAATACCCCACATCAAGCCCAGACCCGCTGAGTGGCAAAAGGGGTTGGTTATACGCACGGATAGCAAAGACCCCAAGACCAGAGCGTATATGGCAGTCATGCGTATGTATACTACTAGCATAGACCAGAAGTTGACCAAACCCAAAGGGAAGAAGATACTGGACGGCAGGGTGGACGCCTTGCTAATTGCTAACCACGCAAAGCGGTGGAAGGAGGGGTCATGAGTAAAGAAATAGATATAAAAGAAATTCAGCACCAAAGGTCATTAAAAGAATTTAAAAAAATAGTACACGGGTTAGAGAGCATCAATTTAGATACAAATAGTGTATACACATGCTGTTCATCGTGTGGAAAATTAATCAAGTCCAAAGCCAAAAAATTTATACGAAGATTAGAATTAGGAAGTGGTAATACGGAATGGGGAGTGGTATTCAAAGTGGAACCATGTACCCATTGTAACAAATTGGTAAAATCCATTATGGAACTAATCGAAAAGAGGAGGGAGTATTAATGCCTAAAGACGATAACATATTGGAACACGAACCCACTTACGCCACATGCCCTTGTGGGGAAGAGGTAATACTAACACACTGGAAGGTCCTCGAAGAACCCCCCGAAGTACAGTATAAAGGGGAGTGCCTTGTTTGTGGAGCAAGACTCATCTTGAAAGTAATAGGGGGCAGACGATAATGAAGATAACAAGCATAAACGGATTCAGTATCGGGGACAGAGTCTACAACGACGGTCAAATAGACTGTTATGGTGTATGGGAAATAGAATACTTTAACATACGGTTTGATGAAGGTGAGTTAAATGTAGAGGCTCAAGGTACATGTTGTAAAGACCAACCGGGTGCTAGTAGTAGACAGGCTTGTGATATTTCTAGCCCTAAATTTCATAAGGTCAATGTTTAAATCCCTCACGATAAGGGGCTTTCAATCCCATAAGCATTCCGTTTTTAAGTTTGTACCGGGCGTGAATGTAATAGTGGGGGAAAGCGATACAGGTAAGAGCGCCATCGTGAGGGCCTTTGCTTGGTTGTTTACCAATAGACCTGCGGGTAATGCATTCCTAACCCACGGTGCCAAATCAACCAAGGTCGTTTTGGAAACTGAACACCATACCGTGTCTAAAACGAAAGGCAAGG